GCCGCGAGGTGTCGGAGTTCGTTCCGGCGCAGGACTTGGTTGTGCCGTATTCGGCCGTGGACTTGGACACGACCCCGCGCGCGACCCACGTCCTCAAGATGCAGGGCAACGACGTCCGCAAGATGCAGCTCTCAGGGGCGTACCGCGACATCGATCTGGGCGAAGGCAACTCCACGGACGCCACTGACCTCGTCAAGGAGAAGGTCGACGAGATCGACGGCCGCTCGAAGAGCTTCTCGGACGACGTCCGGACTCTTCTCGAATTCCACGCCGAGCTGGAGCTTGAGGGCTTCGAGGACACCGACATGGTCGGCACTCCGACCGGTCTCAAGCTGCCGTACATCGTCACGGTGGACAAGGACACCAACGAGGTCCTGTCGATCCAGCGCAACTACAGCCCCAACGATCCGCTGAAGCGCAAGCGTCAGTACTTCGTGCACTACAAGTTCCTGCCGGGCCTTGGCTTCTACGGCTTCGGCCTTGTGCACATGATCGGCGGCCTTGGCCGGTCGGCCACCTCCATCCTGCGCCAGCTCATCGACGCAGGCACCCTTGCAAACCTACCCGCAGGCTTCAAGGCCAAAGGCATCCGCGTCCGCGACAACGACAGCCCGATCCAGCCCGGCGAATGGCGCGAGATCGACGCTCCGGGCATGGACCTGCGGAACGCTCTGGTCCCGCTGCCGTACAAGGAGCCGTCGGCAACACTGGCGCAACTGCTCGGCGCGCTGGTCAACGACGGCCGCCGCTTCATTGCGCTGGCCGATCAGCAGATGAGCAACCTCAACAACGAGGCCCCGGTCGGCACCACCGTCGCTCTGCTCGAGCGCGGCATGAAGGTTATGTCGGCCATCCATAAGCGCCTGCACTACGCTCAGAAGGCCGAGTTCCGCCTGCTGGCCCGTGTGATCGCCGAGAACCTGCCGCCGGTGTACCCGTATGCCGTCGCCGGGGCCCCGGCCGAGATCAAGCAGGCTGACTTCGACGACCGCGTGGACGTGATCCCGGTTTCGGACCCGAACATCTTCTCGATGTCGCAGCGCGTGACGCTGGCTCAGACCGAACTGCAGCTGGCGCAGAGCGCCCCGGAAATCCACAACCTCCGGGAAGCCTATCGGCGCATGTATCAGGCGCTGGAGGTCGAGAATATCGACCAAATCCTGCCGCTGCCGCCTCAACCTCAGCCGATGGACCCTGCGTTGGAGTCCGGCATGCTGATCCAAGGTCAGGTGCCGCAGGCCTTCCCGCAGCAGGACCATGACGCGCACGTCCAGAACCACTTGGCGCTCCTGCAGATGGGCATCGTCTCGATGACCCCGCTGTTGGTCGGCGTCATTTCGTCCCACATTTTCCAACACCTGTCGCTGAAGGCTCGTGAGATGGTGGACGCCGAGCTGGCGCAGCTCAAGCAACAGCAGGGGGCTCAAATGGGCGCTCAGATCGGTTTGGCAGCCCAGAACGGGCAGATTGCCCTGCCGGACGCCCTGCAGCAGATCGGCCAGATCGCCGCCCTGCCGCCGCAGTTCACTCCGGACCAAGTCGAGGCCCGTGTGGCACAGGTCTTGGCCGAGTTGATGGCCGAAATTGCACCGCAGCTGTCGCCTCCGCAGGGCCAGAACCAAGACCCGCTGGTCATGATCCGGATGCAGGAACTGGCTCTGAAGGACAAGGAGCTGGCCCAGCGTCAGGACGTGGATCAGAAGAAGCTGTCGCTGGAGAGCAAGAAAATCCTGCAGCGCGCAACTTCTGACGCGGCCCGGATCGAGGTCCAAGAGCAGGTGTCCGAGGACCGCACTCAGATTGCACGTGAGCGCATTGCTGCCCAACAGCAGCAGGCCGCCATGAACCGCCAGCGGGGACAGTGAACATGAACGTTGTTGTCTTTGCAAAAGCTATGTATAAGCAGCTGGACGAGCGCCGCGAAACCCTTGCGGATCAGCTCGTCCTCGGTGCCGCTAATAGCTTTGAGCATTATCGGCAGGTCGTGGGAGAGATTCAGGGACTCGACTACGCGCGGGAAACCTTAAAATCCCTGCTGGAGAAATCTGACGACGATGTCGAAGACACTTTACGTTCCTGAGCACATCGCTCAGCGCATCGCAGCCAAGAAAGCTAAAGAGGCAGAACAGTCCGGTGTAGGCACAGCCTACGTGGACTCCAGCGCTCGAGTTCTTGACCCCTCCCTCTTGGAGAAGACCCTTCTCGACCGCCTCCCGCAGCCTACCGGGTGGCGCATTCTGGTTATGCCGTACAAGGGCAAGGATAAGACCGAAGGCGGCCTGATCCTCCCGGATCAGGTTCGTGAGCGTGAGGCTCTGGCAACGGTCGTTGCCTACGTCCTCCGCATCGGTCCGTTGGCCTATTGCGACCCCAACAAGTTTGGGGACAACCCGGAACCGTGGTGCGCGGAGGGTCAGTGGGTTTGCATCGGCCGCTATGCGGGCTCCCGGTTCCGCATTGATGGCGGAGAAGTCCGCATCATCAATGATGATGAGGTGATCGCCACGCTGGCCGACCCCGACGACATCCAACACATTTGAGGGCATGACCATGAACCAACGCAATGAGGAACTGGACGACGAAATCTCCGTGGAGATCGAGTCCGAGGGTCAAGAGAACCCTGCGTCAGCGCAGGACGATGATGACGAGCTTGGGCAATACAGCACCAAGGTTCAGTCGCGCATCAACAAGCTCACGGCCAAGAGCCGCGCTGCCGAACGCGACAAGGAAGAGGCCCAGCGCTTGGCTGAGCAGCTCTACCAAGAGAACCAGAAGCTGCAGCAGCGGGTCAAGGGTCTCGATACCGGCTATCTGAGCGAGTACGGCACCCGTCTCGAGGCTCAGGCTATCGCTGCCAAGGACGCCTTCAAGAAGGCCTATGAGTCCGGTGATCCGGACGCTTTGGCGTCGGCTCAGGAGCAGATGTCGAAGATTGCCATCGATCAGGAGCGTTTCCGGATCGCAAAGCAGCGCTCGGAGGCCCAGCCGCAGCAGGTTGAGCGGGCCGAGGCCCCGGCTCCGCAGGCCCCGCGCCAGCAGGAAGTCAAGGTCGACAAGAAGGCGCAGAGCTGGGCCGAGAAGAACGATTGGTTCGGATCGGACAAGATGCTGACCGCCGCCGCGATGGCTTTGCACAGCACTCTCGTCGAAGACGAAGGGTTTGACCCAACGTCCGATGAGTATTATAGTGAAATCGATAGTCGGATTCGTCGGGAGTTCCCGCACAAGTTCAAGACTACTCAATCGGCTGCACCAGCCCGGGTCGCCTCTGCCGCGGCAAGTGCATCTAAGGCCGCTGTACAGGGGCGCAGGTCGGTGAAGCTCTCCGCTTCTCAGGTCGCCATGGCGAAACGTCTCAACGTTCCGCTGGAAGAATACGCGAAATACGTGAAGGAGTGAGATCATGACCGACAGAACCCCGCGCGAGAGCGCAACCCGCGATGCCGAATCGCGCCGCAAACCTTGGGCCCCGCCCAGTGTCCTTGACGCCCCGCCTGCACCCGAAGGGTATAAGCATCGCTGGGTCCGCTCCTCGATCCGAGGAGAAGAGGACAAAGGAAACGTGTTCAACCGCTTGCGTCAGGGCTACGAGCCCGTCCGTGCGGAGGAGCATCCGGGATACCAAGCACCCACGATTGAGGACGGCAAGCATGCCGGGGTCATTGGAAACGGTGGTCTGATTCTCACTCGTGTTCCTATCGAGACAGCCCAAGAAAGAACCGCGTATTACGGGGGCCGGACCCGCGAACAAATGGAAGCTGTTGATCAGGACCTGATGAAAGAGCAACATCCGTCGATGCCGATCAATCAACAACGGCAAAGTCGGGTATCTTTTGGCGGACGTAAAAAGTCCGACTGACAAGGAGCAACGTTATGCCTAACTCTTCTGGTGCGTTCGGGCTTCGCCCGATCAACCTCGCGGGTGGCGCTCCCAACAGCCAAGGTACGAACGCGTACTTTATCGCTTCGGGCGCTTCTGCGATCTACAACGGTTCCCCGGTCATCGCGGTCAATGGCGGCGATATCGCCATCACTGGCTCGGCTTCCGGCGACACCTACAAGCACATCGGCGCATTCGCAGGCTGCGAATACGTCTCGTCCGTGACTGGAAAGAAAACTTGGTCGAACTACTGGCCCGGTTCCGGCGCGAACACCAACTTTGACATCGTTGGGTATGTCTATGACAACCCCACCCAGCGCTTTGTCATCGCCACCGACGCGACGTTCACCAACCGGGCTACCGCCCGTGCGGCGATCTTCGAAAACACCCAGTTTGACTCGGGCACTTCGGGCTCGACCACCACGGGTCAATCGTCGGCTTCGATGGACGTAGCTACGCTCGATGCTTCGAACGCGTCGCTTCCGCTCAAGATTCTCGGCATCTATGATGATCCGACCAGCCAAGACTTCGCGGCTGCAGGCATTCAGATGATCGTGATGTTCAACAACCATGCACTCCTTCAGGCTGATTCTGAAGGCACGGTGGCATAAGGAGACCTGACCTATGGCAATTTCGCGCGCACAACTTGCGAAAGAGCTTGAGCCCGGTCTCAATGCTCTGTTCGGCATGGAGTATGCTCGGTATGAAAACCAGCATGCTGAAATCTTCACCACCGAGTCCTCGGATCGTGCATTCGAGGAAGAGGTTATGCTGTCCGGGTTCGGCGCAGCACCGACCAAATCGGAAGGTTCGGGCATCTCGTATGACGATGCACAGGAAGCCTACACCGCTCGGTACAACCACGAAACCGTCGCGCTGGCCTTCTCGATCACCGAGGAAGCCATTGAGGACAACCTGTACGACCGCCTCGGCAGCCGTTACACTCGTGCCCTCGCCCGCTCGATGGCTCACAGCAAGCAGGTGAAAGCCGCTGCCATCCTGAACAACGCCTTCACCGGCGGTGCTTCGGCAGGTGGTGACGGTGTGGCTCTCTGCGCCACCAACCACCCGCTGGTAAACGGCGCTACCTTCGCCAACAAACCGACGACCGACGCTGACCTGAACGAAACCTCGCTCGAGGACGCTCTGATCAACATCGCTGGTTTCGTTGACGAACGCGGCCTGAAAGTCGCTCTGCGCGGCACGAAGTTGGTGATTCCTCGCCAGCTGCAGTTCGTCGCAGAACGCCTGATGGTGTCGAACCTCCGCGTCGGCACCGCCGACAACGACGTGAACGCCATCCGCTCGATGGGCATGCTGCCGGAAGGTTATGTGGTCAACGACTTCCTGACCGACCCGGACGCCTACTTCATCAAGACGGACGCACCGCGCGGCTTCATCCACTTCGAGCGCACCCCGCTCTCGACCGGCATGGAAGCTGACTTCGACACCGGCAACATGCGCTACAAGGCCCGTGAACGCTACTCGTTCGGCTTCTCGGACCCGCGTTGCGTGTTCGGTACGACCGGCGCTTAATCCTTTGCAACGCCTTCGGGATTGCAGTGAAAGGTCCACTTCGGTGGGCCTTTCTTTTTGACTCCACCCCGTGTAGACTGCCGCAAAGGGTAACATCAGCCGCGCAGACAGGATGCCCTTCCTGACGTTGCACAGACTGCGGGGCGAAACCTTGTGCAAGAGGAAAAGGCCATGGCCAATACCACGTTCAGCGGTCCCGTCCGTTCGCAAAACGGCTTCCAGACCATCTCCGTCAACCCCACCACGGGCACCGAAACCGTCACCGGCTCGTTCGGCTTCGGCATCGCAAACCCTGCAGGCGCTGGCATCACCGGTGGTACGGGCACCGTCTACGAGACCTCCGTTGCCCGCAACAACGGCATCGTGACCACCTCGATCATGATCGACCTGACCGGCCTGCAGTCTGGCGGCACTGCTGGCGACATCATTGGTACTAACGGTGCGGGCGTGGCTTACATTGCTCGGGTCACGACTGCCGATAACGGCACGGTCTTCGGCGTTCGTATGACCTGCTATGAGCTCCCGGCTGGCGGCGACACCGACATCGACCTGTACTCGGCCACCGAAGGTACGGGCGTTGAAGACGTCGCAATCTCGACCTTGACCGAAACCCAGATCATCAACTCGGGCACTTTGGCTTTGGGGTCGGCCGTCTTTGGCACCGACATCGCTGCCAACCAGTATCTCTACCTCGTTGGTCAGGGCACCGCTAACGCGGCCTACACCGCAGGTCGTCTGCTGATCGAAATCTTCGGCTACGACGCCTAATAGGAGCAGTATAACATGGGCGCGTCAGATATCCTTTCCGGACACCTCCACAGCAGCGGCTTTATCCGTAAGGCGAGAACCCGCATCAAGGCTTTCGACGTCGTTGGAACCAGCTCTGCGGGGATGCTGGAGTTCTGGGACACTACTGTCGCGCCCACCGCTGCCACTTATGGCCGGGCCGCGGCCGTAGTGACAGTGACCAGCGTTGGGCACGGCCTAAGAACAGGCGACGTTGTGGGCATCTCCTTTGAAGAAGCTTCCGGGGTCATCGCGACTCCCGGGAGCTACGTCATCACCGTAACAGGCAATGACACCTTCACGCTAACCGACATCAACAGCGGGACTATCGCCACCAGCACCGTCTGCCGCTATGTTTCCAACAAGCAGAACGGCTATAACGCCCGTTGGCTTGCTACGTATCACACGTCTGCCACCGACATCTTCTTCAACGGGTTCAGCCTTCCCGACGAGGGTTTCCTCGCTCGGATTGGCGTGTACGTCTACGCGGAGAATCTTGACTCCATCAACGTGTACTACGGGTGACGATGCAATGGCCAAGACCCCAGCGTGGACCCGTAAAGAAGGGAAGAACCCCGCTGGGGGCTTGAACGCCAAGGGCCGAGCTTCGGCTAAGGCCGAAGGCATGAACCTGAAGCCCCCGGCTCCGAACCCGAAGACGGAGAAGGACGCCAGCCGCCGCAAGAGCTTCTGTGCCCGGATGACAGGCATGAAAAAGAAGCTCACGAGCGAGAAGACCAAGCGCGATCCAAACAGCCGGATCAACAAATCGCTTCGAGCGTGGGACTGCTGACATGAACCGCGCCAGCATGGCCAAACAGGTGGAGAGCTCCGTGTCCAAAAAAGATGCCTGCTACTCGAAGGTCAAGGCCCGATACAAGGTGTTCCCTTCCGCATACGCCAGCGGGGCGATTGCCAAGTGCCGTAAGGTCGGTGCGGACAACTGGGGCACCGGTTCCAGCAAATCTTCGTCGAAGAAGCCTGCTAAGAAGTCGAGGACGTTCTGATGGCTGTCCGCAAGACCGAGAAGGGTGCTTCGCTGCGCCGCTGGTTTAAGGAGGACTGGAAAGATGTCCGGACCGGAAAGGCTTGCGGACGTCAAGAAGGCGAGGACCGAGGAACGCCCTACTGCCGTCCGTCCAAGCGGATCAGCGAAAAAACCCCGAAGACCGCTTCCGAGATGACGACCTCCGAAAAGCGTAGTAGGGTCGCACAGAAGAAGAGTTTGGGGCAGCCTGCTGGAGCGCCCAAGCGCGTCAAACCCTTAAAGAGAAAACCGTGAGCGCAGAGATTGAACAGGACCTACGTAGCTGGTCGCGCGAGGTCTTAGAGGTCCCGAACCCTCACTTGGGGGGCATTCCCGCCTGTCCGTATGCGAAGCAGGCGTGGAGGGAGAACAAGGTTCTTGTTATCGAAACCGATAATATCTACGCCGCTGCCTTGACTGCCTGTTCCCGTTTTACTCAGTACGATAAGGACCTTGTGGTCGTTGCCTCGTACAACCTCCCGGACGTCGAGCACCTGCATGAGTATGCTGACGTTCTAAACCAGACCTTCCAGTCTTTGCACTGCATGCAGTTTCACCCCGACTACGGGGCAGAGGATGCAGAGTTGGACTTTTTGACGGACAACGACTGGGACAGTTCTGTCGAGCAGCCCTATTGCATGCTGTTCATCCAAGACCTTGAGAAGGTTGTTCGCGCTAGTGACAAGCTCGAGGTCTTGGGCTACTATAGAGCATATCCTCCCGATGAGTATCTAGCTCTCGTCGTCAACCGAAAAAGGAGACTTGGAAATGGCTATGAAACCTCGTGCGATGAAGTCCGGCGGTAAAAAGAAAAAGATGATGCGCGGCGGCGATGTTTCTCCGGACATGGTTAGTCCGCGTAAGGCCATGGGCATGGGCATGATGGGTGGCGGAATGGTCGGAGAAAAGAAAATGAAGCGCGGCGGTGCCGTGGGCATGAAGCGCGGCGGTGCCGTGGGCATGAAGAACAAGAAGTAAGACATGACCACATCAGGGACGCGCGACTTCAATCTGGACGTCGCGGAGATCATCGAGGAAGCGTATGAGCGCTGCGGGCTTGAGGTCCGCACGGGCTACGACGCGCGCACTGCCCGCCGGTCTCTGAACCTGATGTTGGCAGAGTGGGCCAACCGCGGCCTCAACCTGTGGACCGTGGCCGAGGGCATGTTCACGGTCACCGCGGGCGATCCGTCCTACGTGCTGGCTGCCGATGTTGTCGATATCCTCGACGTCATCGTCCGTCGCAGCGGAACGGACTACGAGATGGACCGGATCAGCCGGACGGAGTACTTCACCCTGCCGAACAAGACTACGCAGGGTCGGCCGAGCCAGTACTTCCTCGACCGGACAATCACCCCGACGATGTACGTCTGGGCAGCGCCTGAGAACTCGACGGACCAGATTCGGTACTACTACGTTCGTCGTATGCAGGACGCCGACTCCCTGACCAACACGAACGACATCCCGTTCCGCTTCCTGCCCTGCATGGTCGCTGGTCTTGCTTACTACATCTCGATGAAGCGGTCTCCGGAGCGCACGGGACTGCTGAAGGCGGTCTACGACGAAGAATTCCAGCGGGCTGCGGACGAGGACATTGACCGTGTCCCGCTCAAGCTGCAGCCCGGCAGGCCTTACCTGAGGGGCTAACGCATGTACGCAACAGGCAAAAAGGCTTGGGGCATTTCGGACCGCTCTGGCGTCCGATATCGCCTGCGCGACATGCGGAAAGAGTGGACTGGGGCTCTGGTGGGCCCGGACGAATACGATCCGAAGCACCCACAGCTGTATCCGCCCAAGACCTACCCCGACCCTCAGGCTCTCAAGAACCCTCGCCCTGACCCGGAGGAAGGCCACGTCTACGTCCCCGTGGGCAATACTGTTTTCCCGCCGGTGGCGATCATCTATCCGATGGTTGTTAGTCTCGGCTTTGTCACGGTGGTGATCACATGAGCTTTACATACGGCCAGCTGAAGCAGGCTCTGCAGGACTATCTCGAGACCTCGGAGACCACCTTCGTCAACAACCTGCCCCTATTCATCCGGATGTCCGAAGAGCGGATTCTGAAGAACGTGCAGCTGAGCCTGTTTCGCAAGAACGCCACGGCCAGCGCCACGATTGGGAACCAGTATTTGGCCTCCCCGAGCGACTTCCTTGCCCCGTTTTCCCTGTCCTATATGGGCGACAACAACGACAAGGTCTTTACCGAGTTTAAGGACGTCAGCTTCGTGCAGGAGTACACGCCCGATTCCAGCACGACCGGGGCTCCGAAGTACTACGCCCAGTTTGACAATGAGAACTTCATCCTGAGCCCGACTCCGGACGACAACTACGTCATGGAGCTCCATTACTTCTACCGCCCCGCCAGCCTGACGGCCGGTTCGGATAGCGGCACCACGTGGCTCAGCATTAACGCCGAACTGACTCTGTTCTACGGGGCAATGGTCGAGGCTTACATCTTCCTCAAGGGTGACCCGGACATGATGGCCACCTACGACAAGCGGTTCCAAGAGTCGCTGATTGGCCTCAAGATGCTGGGCGAAGCACGTCAGGTCACCGACGAGTATCGCACTGGCATGGTCATTCGAGGGAAGCAGTAATGTTCGCAGCCTCCATGAACCTCCCTCTGACCCCCATCGTGACGGTCACGACCACGGATAACCGCGGCCAGACGCCCGAGGAGGTCGCGCTTCGCTGCGTGAACAAGCTCATCAGCGTGTCGGATTCTGCACCGCAGGAGATCAGAGATCAGGCCTTGGCCTACCGCGCATCGCTGCTCAAGGTCGTGACGGCTTACATGAAAGAGGCAGTTACCAACGACCGCCTTACCGTGTATAATGCGCTCGTAGAGGCTGGGCACCCACAACTGGCTGCGGCCATTCAGAAGCTATAGGAGGCCGCGATGGCAATCACTCAGGCAATGTGCACTTCGTTCAAGGATCAGATTCTTGAGGCCGTCCACGACTTCCGCTCCAGCGGAGGCGACACCTTCAAGATCGCGCTCTACACGAGCTCTGCCACTCTGGACGCGACGACCACTGCGTACTCCGCCACGAACGAGGTCGCCAACTCTGGCACCTACGCGGCTGGCGGCGGCACACTGACCAACGTCAGCCCGACGACCTCTGGCACCACGGCATTCACGGACTTCGACGACATCTCGTTCACGTCGGCGACCATCAACGCCCGTGGCGCTCTGATCTATAACTCGACCCCGACCCACACCTTCACCAACCCCTCGGTGGCTGTGCTGGACTTCGGCGGCGACAAGATTTCCACGTCGGGTACATTCACCATTCAGTTCCCAACGGCAGACGCCTCGAACGCCATCATCCGTATCAGCTAAGGAAGTGCCATGGCTCTCGTAGTAGCTGATCGTGTCCAAGAAACCACGAGCACCACAAGCACGTCCAGTTACGTCCTGCTAGGTGCCGCCAATGGCTATCAGTCCTTCGGGGCTGTGTTGGCCAATGGGGACACGACATACTACGCGATCACCAACGACACCGACTGGGAGGTGGGTATTGGCACCTACTCGACCACGGGTCCGACCCTAGCCCGCACGACGATCCTCGCGTCAAGCAGCGGCGGCTCCGCAGTCAACTGGGGCGCGGGCGTCAAGAACATCTTCATCTCCTATGCTGCCAGCAAGGCGGTGTATCTGGACGCATCGGGCGACGTCCTCGTCGCCGACAAGATCGTCCACACGGGAGACACCGATACGGCAATCCGCTTCCCTGCAGCCAACACGATGTCCGTGGAGACCGGGGGCACTGAGCGCTTCAAGGTCGAGAACAGCACCATCACCACGACGATCCCGGTGTTGCTCCCTGCCGACCCTACGCTGGCCCTGCAGGCCGCGACCAAGCAGTACGTCGATACCTTGGTCGCAAGCGGTATCCACTTCCACCAGCCTGTCAGGGTGGAAAACCCAGCCAACCTGAACGCCACCTACAACAACGGCACCGCTGGTGTCGGGGCCACCCTGACCAACGCTGGGACGCAGGTCGCCCTTGTGATGGATGGCGTTACTGTGGCCACCAACGACCGCGTTCTGGTGTACGAACAGACCGACCAGACCCAGAACGGCATTTATGTTGTCACCAACACCGGTTCGGGCTCAACTAACTGGGTTCTGACCCGCGCCAGTGACGCTGACACCTACGTCATCAACAGCGCGAACGGCTTGAGCGAAGGCTCCACGGTCTTTGTCCAGCAGGGCACCACGGGCGCGGGCGAGACGTACACCTGCAACACCTCCGGCACCATCACGTTCGGGACGACAAACATCACGTTTGCCCAGATTTCCTCGGCTCAGGTTTACTCGGCTGGAAGCGGCCTTGCCCTGACCGGCACCGTGTTCTCAAACACTGCTCCCGACCAGACTGTCACACTCACCCAAGGCGGCGCGACGACCATTACGGGGACCTACCCCAACTTTACGATCACATCGACAGACACCACCTACACGGCTGGTGGTGGCATTGGCCTCACTACCACGGAGTTTTCTGTTGCGGCGGGTAGTGGCCTCACACAGGACGCGGACGGCCTGTCTCACGCCGACACGTCCTCTCAGGCCAGCATCGACAACACTGGGGCGACGTTCGTTCAGGACATCAACCTAGATGGCTTTGGGCACGTCACGGGAGCGGCTTCCGTCACGGTGACGCCATCGCTGATTGGAGCCCCGCAGAACGACGGTACGGGTGCCACTGGCACTTGGAGTATCTCCATCAGCGGCAACGCCAACAACGTCTCTGGCACGGTGTCTGTGAGCAATGGCGGCACGGGTGCGACGACTGCACCGCAGGCGCTCACCAACTTGGGCGCAGCGCCTCTGGCATCCCCTGCATTCACGGGCGACGTGTCGATTGAGGACAAGATCGTCCACACGGGCGACACCAACACGGCCATTCGCTTCCCTGCGGCTGATACCGTGACGGTGGAGACAGCTGGGTCTGAACGGCTCAGGGTGGATAGCTCTGGCAACGTCGGCATTGATACCATAACCCCCTCCGCCAAGCTCGACGTCAACGGGACGGCCAACGCGACCACCCTCTCCATCGGCGGAACGGCTATTACAGCCAGCGCTGCTGAGCTGAATTTCGTTGACGGTGTGACGTCAGCCATTCAGCCCCAACTCAACGCTAAGGGTCCCGTGGGCGGCGGCACTGATAGCCTGTTCTATGAAAACGGCCAGACGATGACCACGAACTATACCATCCCTTCAACCAAGAACGCCATGTCCACCGGGCCGATCACCATCAACTCTGGTGTGACGCTGACGGTTGAGGGTGGCGCTCGTTATGTGGTGATCTGATGAGCAAAATTGCACTCACGCCGGACAATGGTGGGACGGGGATTTTCACTATTGCCTCCCCCGGCACGAACACGGATCGGACGCTGACGCTGGCGGATAACACTGGCACGGTTTTGACGACTGCTAGCACTGTAATACAGAAAGCTATGCCTGCGTTCCGGGCGTATAAAACGTCTGCTCAGACTATCAGCAGCAGCACCTTTACAAAAGTGTCGCTGCAAGCTGAGTCCTTTGACGTTACCAATGCGTTTGATTCAACGACCAACTACCGATTTCAACCGACTGTGGCCGGATATTATCAGGCAAACGGCACCATCATTTTTGAATCGACCAGCACCTTTACGCGGGGAATTTTGACTATCCGGCGCAACGGTGTTGAAGGTGATAACTACGGGCGCATGGTCGACGTCAACAACTCTACTGGTGCTTTCATTCAATTGTCTGGCAGCGCGCTTTTTTACCTTAACGGCTCAACAGATTATCTTGAGCTTTGGGCTTGGGCCTCTGGAACTGGAACGCTTACTGTTGGATCGGCAGACTCAAACACATCTGTGCTGTCTGGATTTTTGGCGGGAGTTGCATAATGACCTTGTATGAAAAGATCATGGCGATCTATCCCGACCTGACGCAAGAGGATTTCCTCACGGTCATCACGCTGCAAAACGACAGCGATGGTCGTGGCGACTATATTGCCAAGTGGGAGCATCCTGTGTTTCCTCGTCCTGAACTGGAGGCCGACTAGTGTCCACGCTCCGCACAAACGCGATCCTCGACGCTGCTGGTGGCAACACGGCTACGATCAACACTGTGCCTCTGCGCCCCGGTGTTCTTGACCCTGAGAACCGCATCATCAACGGGGCCTTCGACTTCTGGCAGCGGGGGACGAGCTTTACTGCGTCTGCGTATGGGGCTGATCGGTGGAATAACAATACATCTGGGGGCACAGTCACTATGTCTCGGCAGTCTTTTACTGTTGGGGACACGCTTGGCACTAACAACCCGACTTACTTCCTGCGGCAAACAGTGAGTGGTCAAACGCTATCTTCTTCTACTGCGATAGTTCAACAACGCATAGAAGGCGTTCGAAACTATGCAGGCCAGACTATTACCATCCTTGGTTGGGCGCGCAGGTCGTCAGGCTCTGGCAACATGGCCGTGGAAATAATTCAAGATTTCGGCACTGGTGGATCGCCGTCTTCTGCCGTTTTGCTCGCCCCTCAGACCGTAACCTTGACAACCTCATTTGCGCCATTTGCACTGACGTTCACTGTGACTTCCATCACGGGAAAGACCCTCGGCACTAACGGAAACGACTTTCTCGCGGTCAACTTCTGGACTTCTGCGGGAAGCGACTTCAACGCCCGCACCAACAGCCTCGGCCTCCAGACCATCGGGGTTGACCTGTGGGGCGTCCACATCAAGGTTGGCACTCACACCACGGCGGCAACAGACTTGTACAAGCAGCCCGAATTGGGTCCTGAGTTGGCGCGGTGCCAGCGGTATTATCAGCTTATCGCTTCGACAGCGGGTGTGCTGGCTGGAAGAGCTTCTGGAACCACTGGCGCAATCTACGGCGTCCCGCTTACTGTGCCAATGAGGGGTAATCCATCTGCAAACAACCCGACAATGATTTTTTACGGGGCCACTGCATTTGGCACGTCAAGTGGTGGAACAAACACGCTAGTTGCTTATAGCACATCCGGTGTCTCGATTACGGCATCTTTCGTAAAAACAGGATTCACTGGTATTACGGATGATCGGGTTGTTAGTATTTACCCGACGCAAGAGTTGACCTTGGACGCGGAGCTTTGACCATGAACACCATGACCATTACCTCGGCCAAATACGCCACGAACAAGGGCGAAATTGTTGGGATAAACGCCACCATCGACGGGCAAGAGTGGTCCGTGCCCTTGACCCCCGGCAACCGCCACTACGACGAGATCATGCGTCAGGTGGAAGCTGGCGATCTGGTGATTGAACAGGAGACCCAAGCATGAGCGTTGTCATCGACGGAACCACGGGCGTCTCGGGCGTAAGCGGGTCGGCATCCACGCCAGCCGTGCAGGGCGAGGACAGCAACACGGGAGTGTTCTTCCCTGCGGCAGACACCATCGCCTTCTCGGAGGGTGGGGTTGAGGTTATGCGGATCACGCCCGACGCCAGAGTGGGCATCGGGACCACCACACCGTCCACCGCCCTGCATGTGAATGGCACGGTCACGGCGACAACTTTTGCGGGAAGCCTCACGGGGACTGCCTCCAACACGACCAGCATTAGCAGTGCTGTAGGCAGCAATTTCACTTGGACTGGTATTCAGGGTTTCCAATCAAACCAAAACACAACCGGGTCAAACCCCCCCTTGCAGGCTTATTCATCAAGTGGCGGCGCTATCATGGCGTTCCACCGTGCGAACGTCTACGCCGTCAACATGGGCCTAGACAGCGACAACGTGTTCCGCATTGGTGGTTGGTCGGCTCCAGCAAACCTCCTCCAGATGGACATGGCGGGCAACCTGACCATGGCCAACAACGTAACCGCATACTCCGACATCCGCTTGAAGGAAGACCTTGAGCCTATTCCGGATGCGATAGAGAAGGTGCAGTCCCTGACGGGGTACACATACACTCGCATAGACAGCGGGCAGCGTCAGACGGGGTTGGTCGCTCAGGAGGTGCAGAAGGTCCTGCCGGAGGCGGTCATGGACAATGGAGAGCATCTGAGCCTTGCCTATGGAAACATGGTCGGCCTGCTGATTGAGGCCATCAAGGAGCAACAGGCGCAGATCGACGAGCTCCGCGCCAAGATTGAAGGTGTGTGATGCCACTGCCATCCTCTGGAACGATAACCTTGGCCCAAATTCAAACTGAGTTTGGAGGGTCCAACCCTATATCGCTGAATGAGTACTACCGTGGCACTGGCAGCGTGACGAACAACAACACCAACATCCCGACATCCGGGACGATATCGATGAGTAACTTCTACAATGGAGTGACATCGACGATAACCTACGTTGGGGGGCTTACGTCTGCCGCAAGCGGCATCTCGGCTGGCGTCAGGACCATAACGATCAACGGCGCTTTGACTGGCGGTGTTGCAGCATCGCCCTCTGTGGGTGACTTGGTTCTCCTAACTTGGTGCTGCAGTGTCACGGCCGCGGCGTCGTTCAGCGCCACCACTGCAGGGTGGACAACTATTTTTTCAATCTACAACCCATCGACTACAGGTCGTGGGCAGGGCACCATCCTGTCGGTTTCCTATAAAATCTGGGCCTCGGGCGACTCTGCGGTAACCTTCACTGTCAGCGCCAGCAGCAACAATGCCTCTGCCGCTTCGATAAAAGTGTTCCGTAATATCCGGCGCTCGGGGTCAACTCCAGAACTGCTGACTGCCACCAACTCGCAGGCAAACGGCTCTTCGGCAACCATTAACCCGCCTGCGATCACTACTGGAAGCAAGAATTTCGTTGCCGTGGTGTGCGTGGGTTTTGGCAACAACGACAGCTCGGCCCTCACGGCACCGGGAGACATGTTGGCCGTCCTGACCTCCAACGGCAACGACTTCAGGGATGCTAGGATCGGCATGGGTCACTCGGCCACGATATCGAACGCTGGCACATACACCCCAAGCAATTGGGCCATGGCCACCGCAGTCGATAGAGCGCCCGTATCCATTACCATTGGGCTGCGGCCAGACTGACGGCACAAAGCTGGGGTGACCGACACCGCGCCCCGTGGTATAATACCATGAACCCGAGAGAGGAGGGACATCATGTTTGGCTTTAGTCCCTTCTCAACAGCTCCGTTCTCGGACCTTGGCGAGACAACCGACGTTGTCGTAGGCGTCCTAGGGGTATCCGCAGGCACCGCTGTTGGGAGCGTTAGTGCCCCAGCCGCAGCCATCCTCACAGGCGTGTCTGCCTCCGCCGATCTCGGCTCCGTCGTCGTTACTGGCTCCGCCCTTGTCCCCGTGTCCGGTGTGTCCGCATCTGCGAATGTCGGCTCCGTCACGGTCCAAGCCAATGCCAATGTTGATGTTTCTGGCGTCTCCGCGTCCGCCAATCTCGGCTCGGTCACCGTCACGGCCTCCGCGCTTGTGCAGCCATCTGGTGTGTCCGCTGCAGGTCAGCTTGGCGACGTCACTGTTGCAGCCTCTGCCCTTGTCCTCGCAACGGGCGTTTCCGCTGAAGCGCAGCTTGGTGATGTCGTCGTCGCGGGCTCGGCCCTAGTCCTTCCCACGGGCGTCTCGGGTGCATCGGCTCTTGGTACGGTGGTCGTTCAGGCTGGCGCGGAAGTTCCTGTGGTCGGCGTCTCCGCCTCCGGTGCTGTTGGTTCCGTCACCGTTACAGGCTCTGCGGTCGTCATCCCGCTCGGCGTCAGCGCCATTGGCCGCGTTGGTCAGGTCACTGTCTGGGGTAACATTGTGCCGAACCCCGGTACGGCTTGGGACCCGCTCAACCCCGTGCCGCCCACATCGTGGGCTGGCATCACACCACTACCGGGTTCGGCGTGGACGCAGGTCGATCCTAATGCTATAAACGTCTGGACAGAAATTGAGCCAGCGCCCACTACGGTATGGGCCCCAGTCGCCGCGTGAGGATGAGAGATGCCTAGCACATACACAAGCAACCTCGGTATCGAGCTTCCAGCCGACGGCGAACAGGACGGCGTCTGGGGTGATGTTGTCAATGACAACATGAATATCTTGGACCGTGGGATCAACGGGTCGATTAGCCTGTCCTTGAGCGGAACATCCTCAACACTGACCACCTCCGACGGCGTTCTCAGCAACGGCCAGTACAAGGCCCTGATCCTCGGTGGCACCCCGAGTGGGACGCATACGATCACCATCGCCCCAAATGACGCCCAGAAGATTTACTACGTCTACAACCTTTCTGGTCAGTCGGTCGTCCTGTCGCAGGGGTCCGGCACAACCGTGACCATCGCCAACAACGATACTGCGGTCGTCTACTCGGACGGGGGTGGCGGCGCGGCGGGCGTTGTAAACCTGACCGACCATTTTGCCATGAACTCGGCAAAGATCACGGGCGGAGCCATCTCCGGGGTGTCCTTGTCCACCAGCAGTGCGACAGTGACGGGCGGTACGATCAACGGTACAACCGTAGGTGCCTCGACTGCGTCCAGTGGTGCCTTCACCACGCTGTCGGCGTCAGGAGCCACGGCCCTCTCAGGGACCACCACGCTTACCGCCCAGCTCGGCCTTGGCGGCGCAAACTACGGAACAGCGGGGCAAGTGCTGACGTCTCAGGGCGCAGGGAGCGCCCCCGCTTGGGCCAACAGCTTCCCGTCCGGCGGCATCATACTCTGGTCAGGCTCTGTGGCCTCGATCCCCGCCGGTTGGCTTTTGTGCAACGGAAGCAGTGGAACTCCTGACCTTCGGGATCGTTTCGTCGTTGGTGCTGGATCGACATATGCCGTAGCTGCAACTGGCGGCTCTGCTACTGTCACGCTGTCCACCTCGGAGATTCCGTCCCACACGCACACGTTCAGTGCCACGACCTCCACTGACGGCGCTCACGCCCACACCTACCAGCTCCCAGATTTGATCTCGAACGGTGAGCGCGACAACAATCCGCAGTTTGGCGACACAACTTCGACTGCGACAACATCCACCGCAGGCGCACACAACCACACCGTCAGCGGCACCACCGCTGCGTCTGGCTCCGGGGGCGCTCACGAAAACCGTCCGCCGTACTACGCTCTTGCCTACATCATGAAGTCGTAAGCTATGACACCCGAGATGCTCTGGAGTCTTGGTCTCAGCGCGGCACTCGGCCTGATCGGCTGGGTGCTGAAAAACCATGTCGAGGAGGTGAAGCGGTTGCAAATCCTGCTGAACCGCACCCGCGAGGAGGTCGCGCGTGACTACGTCACACGGGCCGACATGCACACCGACATGAACCGGGTCATCTCGCGGCTGGACAACCTCGACAAGAAGATCGACGAACTGATGCGGAGCCTTAGCAGATGAGACTAGCACTCGTCCTCTTGGTCGCCGGATGCGGCCCTGTTACTGTGTCTTCGGTGGCCTACACCACTGCCTGCCCGAAAGGTGACCGACAGTGCGAGATTCGTCAGAATGCGGAAACGCTGTACTACATGGCCATGCCAGACGCGGCCAACCAGCTCCTGTGCTCTGGCGACACGCGGGATGCTATGGGAGCCTTGTGCTCTATCTACTGATGGCCCTGCCCGCCGCCGCCCAAGTCACGGGCGATCTGAACACGAACAGTGGAAATAACGACTCCGTCATAGGCTCCAACAACAATGACAGCACCACGAACTACAACGGTGCTGGGTCTGCCCCATTCTCAACGCCCGTGCCGACAGCCGCAGCGCCGACAGTCATGGGCGGCGGCGGCAATGATAGCTGCCTCATTCCGACGCAGAGTGCTTTCCAGATCAGCATTTTCGGTCGCGCCGAGGGTAGCATGGAGCAAGACCCGGAGTGCAACCGCCGCAAGGATGCGAGGCTTCTAGGGACGCCGCAGGAGCAAGGGGGCCTCGGTCTGCAGGTCAGCGGCATCTCGGTGATGTGCGACAACCCCGCCATCTTCAAGGCCATGGCCCTAGCCTCGACGCCGTGCCCCATCTACAGCCTAGAGACAGGCAAACTGCTGGTGGGCCGAGAGGGGTACATGGCCATGCGTGACAGCCCCCATGTGTATGTGGTAGGATACGCCCAAGATCAGTCCTTTTGGGACACATTTCTCATGATGGGAGAGGAGCTTCCAGATGTCCTACCTCAAGAAAGCAGTGGCCCTACTTTGTCTGAGCGCTTCCGTCGCTCACGCAGAGCCGACGATGACGAACCTGCAGGGGTCGGCCCAGACAATCCTTAACCAGTTGTCAGCGGCCCAGAGCCTGACGGCTGGCGCGGTCTACAGTGCTGGCCAAGGCGACATCCTCGCTCCCGGCATCATGCAGACGGCGACTGTCACCGAGCAGATGCGGCTTGATTACAACGCCGACGTTCAGGGGGTGATCGACGCGACCTACTACAACGCCGAGCTCCTGTTTCAGGATAACTACGTCGCAACGATGGCAAATCTCGATACGGCTGTCGATAACCTCGTTGCCGCGACTGCGGTTTTGATGGAGGTGCAGGCGGTTGCGAACATGGCTGCCAATGCCGACACGGTGCAGCAGCAGATGGCCGTGCAGGCCGTTCTGACCAACAGCGACATGACCATTACCGCCGCCGACGTGAGTAACTACAACAACGCCCTCGGCGCGGTGCAGTCTTACGCCCGCGATGCTGGCGCTTTCTTGGCTGCCTCGCGCAACACGACCATGACCAGCACTGTGGATGCCTACGCCTCCACCAGCGGCACCAGCCTCTACGGCGCGACGGTGGCCTACTCTGCCACGGCTGACATCATGAACATCAGCGCCACCAACGTCTTTGGTATCGGCCTGCAAGGGCTGCTACAGGCCAACACTGTGACACTGGCCGACGTTTACGCGGCAGGCTACGGCTCGTGAGCGAAGAAGCTGAAACCAACGGCCTGCGGATCGCAGGTTTCGACATCAAGGGCTGGTGGCTTGCCGCCGCCCTTCCTGTCTTGTCTGGCTTGAGCGGCACGATCTACGTGGGCTACGATACCGTCAACCGTTTCTGGGCTGTTGAGGAGAGCGTAGATGGCGTCTTGGGCGTTGAAAGCCGGGTGCAGACGCTTGAGCAAGCCATACAGGACAATGACGTCCGGGGCCTTGCCCCTAAGTTGTCGGCGATCAGCACCCAGATGGTGTCGATCCTCGAACAACAGAAAGAGCTGATGGACTTGCGGTCCATGGTTGAGAAGTCGGACGCTGTTACCAGCGGCCTTGAGGGCAAGCTTGAGAAGTATGACGCCGAGATCGAAGACCTGTGGAAAGCGATGGACGATCTGATAAGGAACCCGATGCAATGATGAAACTTGAGAACTTCGTTTGGCTGGGCTTCATCGCCGCCTTGGGCGCGGTCTTCTACCTGTCTGGTGACGGGTTCTACCGCTACCCCTGCCAAGACCCCGTGAACTGGACTGCACTCGAGTGCACTCCCCCGATTTGCCTTCGCACTGGAATGTGCGCCAATGATCTGACAGGAGCCTCGCAATGAGCAAGAACGACCCAGACGTGATGGAAGCCAAGCTGCGCTACTTTATTGGCGTGGCCCTGACCGTGATCCTCGGTGGGGTGATCTTCTCCATCCTCTACAGTTTGATTTTCGTGACCCAGCCGCTCGGCGACTCGAGCGAGAACGACCGCAAGTTCTTTGAGCTGCTGACCCCCATCGCCTCGTTCATCGTGGGTGCCTTGGGCGGCGTGATGGCGGCCGGAAACAACAAACAAAAGGGCGGCAATGACGAGCCCCCGACACAGGAGTACACCGAATGATCGGTCGCATCGTAGGTATGCTTGTTGGCCGCAAGCTCAAAGAGAAGGCCGTGGACGCAGTGCTGGACAAGGTGAACCTGCCTGACCCGGTCGAGAACGCGATCAAGGTCGCAGCCACGGGCAACGTTGGCGATCTGCTCGGCGGCATGGGCAAGGACATGGCGCAGGAAGCTGTGCTTGGTGCAATCACCAAGAAGGTGCCGATCAAGAGACCGAAGAAATGAAGTGGCTGGCACTGCTCCTGCTGACGGCTGCGCCTGCCCATGCTTATGAAATTACCCGCGTCATTGACGGCGATACCGTGGAGATTGCGGTGGACTTCCTGCCAGAGCCTCTGCCGCCTAAGCTGTCGATCCGGGTTATTGGCATCGACACCCCAGAGAAAGCACCTCGCGCTCAATGCGACGCGGAAGCAGCTTTGGCTAAGAAAGCCAGCGCCTTTACAAAAGACGCGGTTGCCAACGCCCTCGAGGTCGATATCAAAATCCTCAAGTGGGACAAGTACGGTGGCCGGGTGCTTGGCGAGGTCTACCTAGACCACCAGAGCCTAGCCCAAAGCCTGATTTCCGCGGGCCTAGCCCGTCCATACAAAGGTGACGCCAAGCAGTCTTGGTGCGAATAGGAGAATGTGAATGAGCCTCATTACCGAAGCCCAACTGGCTGTGATGATCCCGACCAACAAAGAGGTCGGTGAATGGTGCGCTGCCCTCAACGAGATGCTGCCAAAGTACGGCATCACCACCGACAAGCGGATCGCGGGCTTCATCGCCCAGTGCGCCCATGAGAGCATGGACTTCCGAGTCCTGCAGGAGAACCTGAACTACAAGGAGGCCACCCTCCTGAAGGTGTTCCCGCGCTACTTCGGCCCCGGCAAAGAGAATGCCGCCGAGTATGCAGGCAAGCCTGAGAAGATTGCCAACTACGTCTACATGGACAAGAACCGGTCAAAAGGCGGGGCTTTAGGCAATGTAAAGGATGGTGACGGGTGGTTATTTTCTGGAAAAGGTCTGAAACAGGTTACTGGCCGTGCAAATACGACGGCTTTTGGTAAGACCATTGGCATGACCGCCGAGGAAGCCGCTGTCTACCTGTTGACCAAGAAGGGCGCGCTTGAGAGCGCACTGTGGTTCTGGGGCAGCCGCAACCTGAACGAGGTCGCAGACACGGGCGACCAAGTGCGGCTGACCAAGATCATCAACGGGGGCGACATCGGCTTGGCTGATCGTCAGGCCCGCTATGCCAAAGCTATGGCTGCCTTGGGTGGAAAGATCGACGCACCCGCATCAAAAGCCTCGGCCCCTGCAGCTGGGACCTCGGCCCCCGCAGCTATCGGCAGCGAGACCCTGAAGCGGGGCAGCACGGGCGCTTTGGTGAAGCAGCTTCAGGAGAAGCTGGGCATCGAGCCCGCTGACGGTATCTATGGGTTTTGGACTTCGAACGTGGTGAAGGAGTGGCAGGCTAAGAACGGCCTGACTGCTGACGGCGTCGCAGGGCCGAAGACATTGGCTAAACTGCTGGGGTGAGGTATAACATCTCTAGCAGGAGATAATCATGGCACTCACCAAGCTCGTATTCCGGCCCGGTATCAACCGCGAGACCACCGCCTACGCCAATGAGGGCGGATGGTTTGACTGCAATCTCGTGCGTTTCCGGGCCGGAAAGCCTGAGAGCATTGGCGGGTGGACACGCTACACCAAGACCGCCATGCTCGGAACTGGGCGGTCTCTCCTGACGTGGACTGCGCTCGATGGCACCATTTACAGCGGCATGGGAACCAACCTAAAGTACTACGTTATTCGCGGTGGTGCGCTGAACGACATCACCCCGATCCGAGAGACGACCACTGCTGGCGCGGTAGTGTTTGACGCGACCACAGGATCGTCGGTGATTAAGGTGACGGACTCGGCAAACGGCGTGTACCTAGGAGACTTCGTGACGTTCTCTGGCGCTGCCAGCTTGGGTGGGAACGTGACCGCTACGATCCTGAACACAGAGCATCGAGTGACGAGGGTCATCGATACGAATAACTACGAGATCACCGTAAGTGTCACGGCCAACTCGTCTGATTCTGGAGACGGCGGTGCCTCCGTAATCGGCATCTACCAGATCAACACAGGCCTAGACACGTCAGTGTTCGGCACTGGATGGGGTACTGGTCCTTGGTCTCGTGGAACTTGGGGCTCTGGGTCCACCACGACCATCCCCGGGGCGCAGCTTCGTGTGTGGTCTCAGGACAACTACGGCGAGGACCTCATCATCTGCGTTCAGGATGGTGGAATCTTTTACTGGAGCAAGAGCGGCGGGCTCGCAGCTAGGGCTGTTGCCCTCGAAGACTTGGCTGGCGCTCAAGCGGCCCCCACCGTAGCAAAGACCGTCATCGTGTCGGAGCGTGATCGCCATGTCATTGCCTTTGGCTGCGACCCCGAGGGCGACCCCGGAGTGCAGGACCCTCTTATCATCCGGTTCTCAGATCAAGAAAACGCCGCAGAGTGGCGCACCTTGCCGACTACCACTGCTGGTGAGCTTCGCATCGGTACGGGCTCCGAGATCATCGGTGCTATCCAGACGAAGCAGCAGATTGTCATCTTCACTGACGTTTCGATTCACGCCATGCAGTACATTGGCGACCCCTTCACCTTCGGCTTGCAGGAGGTGTCGTCGTCGATCTCGATCACCAGCCCGAACGCCATGGTTGCCGTAGGTGACGTTGTCTACTGGATGGGAAAGAACGAGTTCTACGCCTACGATGGTGCCGTTGTTCAGATTCCATGCGACGTTAAAGAGTACGTCTTCTCGGGCCTGAACATTCAGCAGCAGCTCAAGGTTTATGCTGGGCACTCCAGCTCGTTCTCTGAGGTGTGGTGGTTCTACCCAAGCCTGAACAGCCAAGAGAACGACAGCTACGTGGTGTATAACTACGAGCAGAAAATCTGGTACTACGGAACGCTGTCCCGCACGGCATGGCAGGACCGAAACGTGCTGTCCTTCCCTACGGCAATTTCCACAGACGGGTACGTCTACTACCAAGAGAACGGCTTGGACGACGGCAGCATCAACCCTCCCGTCGCTCTGGCTCCCTACATCGAGTCGAGCGTCGTGGACATTGGGGACGGCGACCAGTTCATGTTTGCCACACGGATCATACCGGACCTGACCTTCCGCAATTCGACCAACGTGTCGCCCGTGGCTACGCTGACGATCAAGGCCCGGAACTTCCCCGGCGGCGCTTACTTTGCGTCGGACATTGACCCCGTAACAAAGACGGCCTCACTGCCGGTGGAGCAGTTCACTGACCAGCTCTTCACGCGCCTGCGCGGCCGCTCTATGTCGCTGCGGATCGAGTCCAACCAGACGGGCACCGCGTGGCGGCTTGGTGACCCTCGCCTCGATCTTAGAACTGACGGCAGGCGCTGATGCCCAGCAGTTCACCAGCACCGTTCTTCCCCACCCCTCCCGGGGAGTACAACAGACAGTACATGGCGCAGCTCATCCGCGCCTTCTCGGTGTTCGTCCAGCAGGTCAACAACCCGGGCGACGCGATCTTCACGACGCTGCGGCTGACGAACCTTCCGACCAATGATCAGGGCCTACAGACTGGAGCCTTGTTCCAGCACGATGGTTTTGTTAAGATCACGCAAGAAAACGCGCCACACGTTGCAGGGGTATCTGGAACCTCTGCCGTCGGCACAGTCACGGTGGTAATCACATGATCCAGCTCCTCGCTCCTCTCCTCGGTGGTCTTGGTGGGCTCCTGTTCCCTGCCGCCGCGGGCGCAGCGGCCGGTGGAGCGGCAGCCACAGGCATTGGTGCACTGCTCTCCAAGGCAGCGCTCCCGGCCCTCGGCGCAGGTCTCGGAACCCTTGTCTCGGGCGGTGGTGGCAAGGACGCGATCCGCAACGCCCTGCTCATGGGCGCTGGCGTCGCCGCCTTCCCGGGGCTTGCGGGCAGGATTCAGGGCAGCGAGTTCGGACAATCCGTTACGGGTGGTCTGGCCGACATCTTTGGAGGCGGGACGCAGCAGGCACCGACGACCTCACCTCTGCCGCAGCGCAGACCGGAACCCGCATCAGCGACGATGTCCACGTCCGGAGCAGCGCCTGAAAGAACGGGCACTGCGACTCCCGGGGATCGTCAGGGTCCCATGTCCACTATTCCTAGCATTGCTGAGATCAACATGGTTCGCCCGGAAGGCCTGCAGGTTTTGCCTCAGGTCAGCATGGTTCGCCCTGACTACGGCACAGGCATTCCCGCCACGCTTCCGCCTGTGGTTATGCCGGGGTCGAACTACAATCAGGAAGATCGCTACCGCGGCATGCAGTCGGCACTGGAGATGGCTGCCAACCTAGCATCCACGGGCGATGTTGAGGGCATGCTGGAAGCCAACAAGGTGTACGACCGCCTGTACCGTCCCGGCTTCCGCGGCTTCGCCATGGGCGGCGAGATCGAAGGTCCGGGGACCGGGACCAGTGATTCGATCCCTGCCGAGATTTATCAGGACGGCAAGCCCGTCCAAAAGGCCGCCCTCTCGGACGGCGAGTTCGTCATGACGGCTGACGCTGTCAAAGGCGCTGGGAACGGAAGCCGCGACCGCGGCGTCAAACGGATGTACGAACTCATGCGCCGCTTCGAGAGCGGGGAGATGGTATAATGGGCAAGAGCCAACCACAAACCTCCACGGTTACGCAGTCCGTACCGGAGGAGTCGAAACCGTTCCTCTACGGCGAAAAGGGCATTCTGCCCCGGGCTCAGGCGCTTTCTGAGCAGCCAATGAACCTGCCTGACTATCAGGTGGCCGGGCTGACCCAGCCGCAGATGCAGGCCTTCAATGTCGCCCAGAGCGGCATTGGCGGGTACATGCCCGCCCTGTCTCAAGCCGCTCAGGCTACGCAAGGCGGCATCGGGGCCGTAAGCCAAGGTCTGGGGATCGTACCGGCCGCCCTGTCCGCCGCCCAGCCCTACCAGACAGGCGCTGCCGCCACGGGCTTCGGTGCCACGCAGGGGTACAACCCGACGGCTGGCTATCAGGGCTACATGAACCCCTACCTCGAAGACGTGGTGCGGCAGTCGGAGCAGGACATCGCCCGTCAGGGCCAGATGCAGGCGCAGCAGCTGCGGTCGCAGGCCGTCGGCGCTGGGGCCTTTGGCGGCAGCCGTCAGGCGGTCGCTGAGCGCGAACTCGGCCGTAACGTTGCTGAGCAGCAGGCGCGCACCAGCTCCGGGCTCCGGGCCGGTGGTTTCGAGCAGGCCCAACAGCAGGCTCAGCAGGCCTTCGAACAGCAACAGCAGCGCCAAGGTCAGTTTGCACAGCTCCTTGGAAACCTCGGGACGTCCTTCGGCCAGCTCGGCCTTCAGGGTGCCGGGCAGATCGGTGCGCTGGGCCAAGGCCTTGGCAGCCTCGGGACGCAGATGGGCGGCCTTGGCGAACTCGGCCAGAACCTCAACATCCGCGATGTTGGGACGCTCATGGATATTGGCACCGTTCAGCAGGCTCAGTCGCAGGCAGGCCTCGACGCGCTGCGCCAGAACCAGTATCAACGGACCATGGCACCGTATCAGCAGCTGGGCTTCTTCTCCGACATCTATCAAGGCATGCCTGTGGGTCAGACGCAAACGACCACAGCCCCGGGACCGAACCCGATTTCTCAGGTTGCCGGTCTCGCAACAGGCATTTACGGCCTGACCCGCCCCCGGACATAAGGACCAAGGACCATGGACAACGTTCTGAACCGCCCCTTGTTCCGCCACCGGGAGGCCCGCGACCGTCTGAACGAGTCGGTTGGGGTGCAGAGGTTTAACGTCGGCGGCGGTGTCTCCGCTGATCCGAGCGGTGCCATCCAGCGGCAGTATCAGCAGCGGAGTATTCGTCCCTCTGGTCTTGCCACCTTGCCATCAGCGCGTCCCGAAAATCTGCAGGAGCTTTTGTCCTTCCAAGACAAAAAGATTTTTGACGCAGAGCTGAAGGTTAAAGACCTGACAGAATTTGCCGGAATGGACCCAAGCGCTGGAAACTTTGACCTTCTCGAGAAAGCTAGAGCCGACTTGGAGGAGCAGAAGAGGGTTAAACAAGACCTCTACAATCAATACCCCGGTCAAGCGTTTGGGGGCACACGCTCTGATAGGGGTGTTACGGCTGTCGAAGGGCCTGAGGCCCTTATCTCCCAGTTGTCAGAAGAGGATCAGAGAAAAACACTCGACATCTTCAACAGCCTTGACCGCGCCGCGGAGAGACCTGCCCCTGAGGTTCTCGCCACAGAAGCCCCGGCCCTCGGTCCTTCAGGCATGGAGATGGAAGCCCGCGGCCGAATGCCTCGCGCCGCCGGTTCGGCTTCCGACGCTACGCAGCCAGCCGCTCCGACGGGCCGCTCCACCATGGAAGCAGATGCCCGGGACCGCGGACCTCTGGTCACCAACCCACTTGAGGTTGCCGCAGGCCTTAATGCTCCCGAACCCGAGGTTCGGGAGAAGACGGCCGCCGACTTCATGCAAGAGTTCATGACCAACGCCCCCAAGTACGAGGGCGCTGACAAGAACCTCATGCTGGCCCAGATCGGCTTTGCCATCGCTGCGGGCGACAGCCCCGACGCCATGCAGAACATTGCCAACGGCCTTCTGGCCGGGTCGGACATGATGCTGAAGGACAAGGCTGCCAAGGACGAGTTTGACCGCCAGCTCCAGCTGTCGGCCATGCAGTATGGCCTGCAGGAAACCGCCAAGGAGCGGGAGCGCGGTCGTCAAGGGCTGCCCTTCGTCGCCATGCAAGACACCACCTACAAGGGTCGCCGTGTCCAAAAGGGCCAGCAAGTGTACATCCCGTACAGCGAAATCGAACGCAACGGCGGTATGGCTCCGGCCGGGTTTGGCGACACCGCCCTTGTCGAAGCCCTTTCGACAAAACAACAGGGCATGCTTGAGGCCATGCAAAAGGCCTATGAGCAGGGTCTTGTGGACGACACCTTCGTCGACTCCCAAACCAAGCTCTACTCGGACTCGGTTCGGAACGCCGCCTCTGCTCAGCGCGGCCTTGAATACGTGGAACAGGCGATGCTCACGGTCGCTGACGGGAACGTCACGGGCCTGAAGGGTTCGTTTAACACCCTTGTCTCGCAGGCCGCCGCCGCCGCAGGTCTTGAAGACATCGCAGGGCAGTATAACGACCGGAATGAGTTCATCGCTTTGATGGAAAAGGGGTTCCAAAACCTCATCCCATCGGCACTCTCCGGTGTTCAGTCCGCGAACTCCATTTCGAACCGGGACATCGAACTCTTGGCCAAGGCTTACGCGGATGCAGCCATGAAAGACGGCGTGTTCTCTCTGGCCTTCGTGACCGAAGACAAGCTCCTCAACAGCCTCAAGGGCGCTGTGGACGTTATGCAGACGGGCCGCCAGCAGTCTCTTGCTGACATGTCGGCCGTTGAGAGAAAACTGGCTGGTCGCACACTTCGCTCTGGGACTATGGGTTCTCCAGTCTCGGCCCTTACTGTACTTGAGCCCTATCAAGAACTCATTCCGGAGCGGGCTGGTGGATCGACTCCATCCCAGTTTGGGAGCCTCTCGTTTGGTGAAGACGGCGTGTACAACATAATCTATCCGGAGAGCTGATATGGGTATCATCAAGGTCCGAACCCCCTCCGGGGTCATTCAGGTTCGGATTGCCGGGGAGGCTCCTACCGAAGAGGAAAGCCGTGCGATCTCGCAGAGCGTGGCACAGCTCGGAACCGGACCCTCGGTGGATGCCGAGCTCGGCGGAGTGGGCAAGCCCAACCTTGCCCGCATGTCCACGGATGAAATCCGAGAGTACGCCCGCATGCGCCAACAGGCGGGGATCACCCCGTCTGGCGAAAAGATGACCGCAGACGAGTACGCCGATGTCTACCGCGAGGAAGGCGTTGACTACACCCAAGGCCTGCAGGACACCGGGAACTTCTCCCGCTTCGGCTACGGCCGCATGGATACCGACAAGGAACGCGAAAACTACCTTCGCAGCACCGTGGGTGAGGGCGGCTTCCGCAAGGACGCCCTCGGTCGCTTTGTCCTAACCCAGCAGGGTCGAAAGAACCTTGGCATGGAGGCTGGTCCTGACCTTGCTATTGACGAGGAAGGCCTGTCCTACGGGGACTTCAAAGAATTCCTTGGGCAGTCTGCACTGCCGATGGCGGCCGGTCTCGGCGCTGCGCTCATGGCCTCTGGCGTGGGCTTTGTGCCCGGCGTCCTGATCGCGGGCGGTGCGGCAGCGGCCGGTAAGGCATTGGACGAGGGCATCGAATCTGCTCAGGGCCTGCAGGACCAGACGTTCCAAGACGTTATGCGGGACTCGGCCTTTGAGGGCTTGTTCTCGGCCACCGGCGAAGGCCTTGGTCGCGGCGTGTCGAAGCTCTTCGGCCGCATGATCAAGGGCCCGGGCGGCGCGGAAAATGAGGTCCTGCGCCAGCAGGCTCGTGAGCTTCTGGATCGCAACTTCCGACCCACGGTTGCCGGGGCAACGGACGAAGGCTTCCGCCCTATCCTTAACCGCCTGCAGTCGGTCTACGAAGCCGTCTTCCCAAACAAGAAGGCCGCCACCCAGAACCTCGACAACATCGTTGCTGAGCTGCGGGCGCTGCGTACCATGGACCCGGCTGCGCTAGACGATCTGTCGGATGTCGTGCGTCGCGACATCGACAACCTGTACTCGACTGCCGACGAGCAACTCCTTAAGGCCCAGACGACCTTGAACACCACCGTTACCGACGAGATCGGCCGGGTGATGTCTGCGTTGCGTCGTGACGGCGTCGTCCCAAAAGACCTTGCCGAGGTCCTGCAGCTCCGCAAGCGCATCTTCGACGAGAACCTCGACAGCGTCTTTTCAAAGACCAGCCAGACTCTGCGCGGTCAGGCTATCGTCCCGACGGACGGGATCAAGAAAGAACTGGATCGTCTCGTCAACGACTCCGCAGCCGATATTGGTGGCACCAAATTTGCCCGCATGGTCAGAGAACTGCCAGAGTTTGCCACCGTGCAGGATGTGACACGCATCCGCACAGCCTTGGCCGATGCCAGTTACAGTCCATCCTTGGTGGCTGACGTCAACGTCGGCGCTCTCGGTGCTCTGCGCTCGTCGATCACAGCCGCCTTGAACGACACCGAAATCTCTCTCGGCCTTGCCGTTGGCATGCCGGTCGAAGAAGGGGTGAAGATTCTTGGTCCCAAGGGTTTCACGGCATCATTCAAGGAAATGTCCGATGCCTTGGGAACCCTTCGCCGGGCGAACGGCCTCTACCGAGCTGGCATGAAGCGATTTGACAACGTCGTCACGCAGTCGATCATGAAACAGGCGCAGAAGGGCCAGCTTAACGAGCGGTTTATCTTCGATCAGATCATCCAGAAGGATAATCCAGAGGCGTTTCGACAGCTCATGAAGGCTGTGCGCGGGGCAAAGTTCATGGAAGGCCTCCCTGCGGGGGAGCGCACAGCCCGGCAGCAGCTGGTCAACGGCATGCCCATCGAGCGCGCCCGGGCACAGATGAACCTTCTGCCGCAGAATAGCCAAGCCCGTCGCCTGCTGGCTCAGGAAATCCGCCGCGTGGAGACCCGTGCGACCGAGGCCCAAGCTGCAAGCCGCGTCGGTGCGGAAGCGGCCGAAGGCCTGCGCCAAGACCTTGCCCGCATGTACCTTGGGAACGTCATGTCTCGGTCCCGGATCATCGATCCTGCGACCGGGGCTGAGCTGATCGATCCGGTCAAGTTCTCTGCCAACCTGCGCGAGAAGGGCTCCGTCTTTGACGAGCTGTTCCGCGGTGAGAAGAAGCAACTGAACGACCTGCTGGCCGTCATGGAGCGCGGCAAGGCGGACCTCGCACCTTCGGTCATCGACGACATCATGAGCCGCAATCGTCCGCTGGCAGAGAGCCTGCAAAACCTGCGTAAGGTTCAGGCGGATCGTGTTGCGCTGGACAAGAACCGGTTCATCAACGTCCTGAGCGAAGGTGATGCCGGAACCATTGCCAAAGAGGTGCTTCGGTCAAAGGCCAATATCGACCAAGCCAAGAGCGTCCTTAGCCCAGAAGCCTTTGACGGCGTCCGCGATGCTGCGATGGGCCGTATCCTGCAGCAGGCCGACATCGCCACGACGGCCGGTGGTCAGGTGAAGATGACCGACGACTTCATCGAGGCGTTCCGTTCTGGACGTCTTGGCGACCGTCTGCAGGGCATCGTCAACAGCTATGGCGACGAGACGCTGGACCAACTCTTCGGCCCCGGCACCGCTAAGGCAATGAACACCATCGCTGCCGACATGATCAAGACCTCCAACGCCTCCATCGCAGGCAAGGGCGGTCTGGCTGCGCCGCAGATCGCTCTTGGTCTCGGCATGGTCAGCATCCTGACAAACCCCCTTGCTACGCTGCCCACGGCTGCGGCCTACATGGTCATGTCCAAGGCGCTGCGGAACAAGACCGTGCTCAAAGCCCTGATGGCATCCCGCCAGCCAAACAGCATCAAGCAGTTCCTGTCCGGCAAGTTCAAGGCCAACGACCCCATCGCTCAGGGCCTGCAGGTCATGAACCAACTCGTCGCACAGGCTCTGGTGCAGGGCGGTCGCGGCGCGGCCGTGCAGGGTGAGCAAGAGACGCAGGCCATGCAGGCTTTGACCCAACGCCAAGCGCAGACTGCCCGTCAGAACGAGGGCGTCAACCAGATGTTCTCGGACCTCGGTCAGGTGGGCCAACAGGCCATGCAGACGGTCACTTCCCCTATTCAGGCTTTGACCCAGACTCCTCAGGCCCCAAGTTCCGCAGCAGCCGCTCGAGTAAACCCGATCCTTGTTCCGAATCCGGCGACTCGTGCGGCTCTTGGAGGATAAGGACGTTCGCCCCGAACATCTCGGCCAAGCTCTCGACCCGTGAGGATGCATCTGTAAGCACCTCCGGGTCACCGAGCTGCTCCGACAATTCCGCTGCCAAATCAAGGGCATAGCAGCAGAAGTTCATGAGCTCCTGAATCTGCGCGGAGTGCATGTCCTTCACGCCGATAGCTGTTTCCTCGTCCATCAGTCCACGTCTCCCCAGTTTGTTTGTAGGTCCTGATCGACCTTGCTCGGCACCATGAGCTGGATGCCATTCTCCATGACCTCGGCAATCCTGTTTGCCTGCTCGTCGGTCTCGACGTTGAAGCAAAGTTCGTCGTGCACCTGCAGCATTGGTAGCAGGCCTTCGCGCATGCAGTCCACCATGGCCTTCTTCGTCTGGTCCGCGGCGGAGCCTTGGATGAGCTTGTTCAGGGCCTTGTAGGTGAAGGCCCGGCGGATGCCCGGTCCATACTCCTTCATCGCCTCGGCATGCGGCAGAGGCTTGGTGTAGCCAAAGCTGCGGCTTTCCCACAGCGGGAACCGGCACACCCGGCCGCCGACCGTGCGAACCTTGCCGTTCATCTCCGCCTGCTTCGAAGCGAGGTCCGCGATCCCACGCACGAAGGGCACCTTGGCGTGGTAGATTTCGAGCAGCCTCTTGGCCTCGTCCTGTGAGACGCCCAGCTGGTCGGCCATCTTGCCCACACCCATGCCGTACATGATGCCGAGGTTGATGGTCTTGGCCTGCTTGCGCTTCACACCCACGATGTCAGCTGTCATCTGGTGGAGGTCTGCGTTGCCTGCGTGGAACTGGGCCACCATTTCGTCGATCATCGGGTGGCGCATGTCGTTGGGCAGGATGGCGCAGTAATGCACCAGCAGGCGGGGCTCCTGAGACGAGTAGTCGAACGATCCCCACCGGGTGCCTTGCTCCGGGACAAAAATACCCCGGATTAATTTCTTGACCACAGGGTCTCTGGCAGGGATTTGCTGGAGGTTGGGGTTGCTGCAGGACATGCGCCCAGTGACCGTGCCGCCGTCGTCGGAGCGCAGCTGGTGGAATTCGCAATGGATGCGTCCGTTGGCCGAGTGCTGCAGGATCGAGTCGATGAAGGTGCTGTCGGCCTTGTCCATCTCCCGCAGCTGCACAATGGCCTTGGGCACATCGTGGGGGTGGGCGTTCAGGAACATCTTGGTGAACGACGGCTGGCCGCTGTCCGTCCGCTCGTAGGTCAGGTTCAGGCTGTCGAAGACCTTCTGCACACTGGCCGCGGCCCACGGCTCTACGTCCACGCCGCTCTTGTCCTTGATGTAGGCCTTGAGCTCTGCCACGCGCTTCCGCAGGAGGGTCCGGGACTGCTCCGCCTTGTCGAGGTCCACGCAGACCCCACGCGCCCGCATCTTGACCAAGATGTCGGTCAGCGGCTGCTCGATCTCGAAGATGGCCCTGAGCTGCTGGTTCTCGACTTCCTTCTGCAGCGCCCGCCACAGCGCCAGAGTGGCTCTGGCGTCCTGTTCAGCGTAGGCACCGACATAGGTCGCGGGCAGCATCCACATGTCCTTCTTGGGGTCCACCGCCCAGTCCTTGGCGGCCGCCCGCAGGAGCTTCTCGTCCTTCCTCATGCCACAGTATTCCTTGGCGAGGTTGTCGAGGCTGTAGGACAGGCGGTTCTCGTCCACGATGGCCGCGACCACCATGGTATCGACCACCTCACCTTGGACCTCGACCCCTTCGGCCAGAAGCCAGCCAAGGTCGTACTGGGCGTTGTGCATGATCTTGCGCTGCAGGGGCGTCGCCACCTGCTTCTGGAGCCAGCGCAGGACCACCTTGCGGTCGAGGTTCGACCCATTCTTATGGCCGAAGGGGAAGTACCAAGCGTCGTCGCCTGCAGCTACAGCCACCCCCACGACTTTGCCGTCCTTGCGCGCCCAGCCGGGCCCCAAGGTCGTCAGGTTGGGGTCATGCGTCTCGAGGTCGATGGCGATCTCGCGGTAGCCTGACAGGTCGGGAAAGCTGGTCGGCATCACCCACTCCTTGGTCGTCGCATCGACGTCAAGGACGGTCATGAACCCCATCGTGCGGGTGTCTTTCTTGTCAATCGCCACGGGTCAATCGTCCTTTTCCGGTCAGGGTTCGGTTGTCGTTCAGCTTGTCGCAGCCCTGCGCGTCCAAGAGGATGTTGCAGCAGGCCATGACGTGGGCGAGGTGGGAGATGCCACTCTCGGGGTCGATGTCTTGCCCCTCGAACCACGCCATGAGGTGCCGCTGGGCAGCATCATAGTAGACGGTGGCAGAGACCGCGTGGTCGCGCCAGTTGAAGCGGCCGTACTTCTCTGCCCCTCCGGTGAAGACCCGGCCCATCTCCCGAATGCCAACCGTCGGAGTGTCACTGAGCTTGGGCTTCGCCTCGCCGTAGGCCGTCTTGGGGTTGTCGTCCGGGTATGGCTTGCCGCTCATGTAAACAATCTCCTCATCTTCCCACTCTTGCTGCGCCATCCACTCGCTAGATGAGGTAGCGGTACTTTTTGCTGGATTCGACAATGTGCAGCTCCTCTTTGGCTCTTGATTGCCCGGTGTAGAAGACCCGGTGTTCGTTGTCTTGGTCTGGCGACGTGGCGCAGTTCTTCGTCGAGTCCGTCAGCAGCATGATCTTGTCGTCCTCCCCGCCCTTCATGGCATGGATCGTGGACAGGTTGATCTGCGGCTCTGCCAGAAGATCGGTGCCGCGCCGCTGCAGGGACCGGATGTAGATCGTGTCGTCAAAGGACAGGTCGAAGACCTCAAGACCGCCTTTGTTAACGGTCAAGCCATAATCGTTAACTAAAAGGTCCATCGAGTAGCGGCCCTCGGGATCGCCCGTCTCCAGCGACGACATCGCCCCGGTCTTCAAAGCCTGATTCCTGCCGCTCTTGGGCAAGCGCTTGAACAGGGCCTTGGCCTGATCCTTCGACAGGGTCTCGCCCTTGGTCAGCTTGCCCCATGCGTCGATGGCCGTCGCCACCTCCAAGGAGACGCTGCGTTGCCCGCCCCGAGAGAAGAAGTAGCCGTCCTCCCGCATCGAGTTGGCCAGCTCGGCCACCTGATAGTTTGTCCGCGCCATCACGGTCCACGAACCTTGGTCCAAGGGCACCGTGTGGCGGTCCATGTGAAACTGCACCAGCCCCTCCCGCTCGGTCGGATACCAGACCTTTGGCTGTCGGACATCGATCCTGCGGACTGTGCGGTCCGCGATGGCGTGGACGGCCCTTGGCAGGCGGAAGCTCTGCGTCAGGACGGTCTTGTTCTCGGAGGCGTTCAGGAAGAGCTGGATATCGACCCCGGCCCAAGCGTGGATGGCCTGATCGTCGTCGCCCACGAAGTAGACTTCTGACGCCCGCTCCATGAGCTTGCGGACCACGGCCCACTGCAGCGGCACAAGGTCCTGCGCCTCGTCGATGATCAGCAGGTCCAGCTTGGGCGGCTCCCCGATGCTGATGAATTGCTGCAGCATGTCCGTGAAACTGAGCTTGTGGTGCGCCCGCTTGTAGTTGTCCATCGTCCCGACGATCTGCGTCAGGGCAGAGAAGCTCATGCCGTACCGAGCAGTCTGGCG